GCAGGAGTATTCGGATGTTCAGCGGTTAACGAAGACTTGATTAACGAGGGGGTTGACTTTAACGGCCTCATAGAAGGGTGGATCGCGCCGCGCATCCACCACAATGAAATCATGAGGGGGTAGGCGAAAACCGCGCCGCATTACCGATTGGCCACGGTAAGAAAGCAGGTATTCCGGGTTTTCCATCAATAGGCCTGATGGGTTGAAATCCGGCTTTGGTAAAGCCGCCGACTTGATCGTCGGTCTCGGTAAAACGAGTTGCGGGTTCGAGCCCCGCCCTCCTAGCCTTCTACATGGCCAGTAGACGGATGGATAAGGCGAAGCCGCATCCACCAACAAACAACAGGTAGGGGCGACTCGCCGGTCGCCATGAACGACCATCAACAAGGAGACACGCATCATGTGGTTTCTCGGAGAACTTAAAAATCCAGAACCGGAATTGATGTATCGCGACAAAGATGAAGTCGACAAGGCCATCGCCGAATGCGGGGCCGTACAGCGCAGGATCGACGCTATCAATGCGGACATCAACCGCAGGACGGCGGCTATCGTCGCCTCTCATGAGAAAGATCTTACCGCGCTATCCGATGAGAAAAAGAAACTGGAAGCCGGCATTCAGCGCTGGTGCGAGAAAAACCGGGCGAACATCCTGCCGACAGAGAGGAAAACCGCCAGGTTCCTCCATGGGGAGGTCGCCTGGCGCGCCGGACGCGAGACCGTGGAGGTGACCGGCGATGACGGAAAGTTCGAGGAACTCATCCGCACCCTGAAGAGGAAGCGCCTCTCGCGTTTTATCCAGATCAAACACGTAATAGACAAAACCGCCGTTGCCCGCGAGCCGGGCAAGATAAAGGACATCCCCGGCATCGAGATCAAGGAAGGCGAAGAGACCTTCGCCGTCCGTCCCTTCGATATGGCCGTGGATAAGGCCGCGTGAGGCGAGAGGGCGGCTGGGGTTTTTCGAGCAAGAAATAGAGAGGCAGGATTATGGCTGGCGTTGGGAATTGCTTTCTGGGCGGTGAATCCGGGTAGGCATCCGATACGTTTGGGGGAGCGTCCGGGCAAACGGGATCGACCGCATCGCCTGAATCATCCGCGCGGATGCGACCCTGGGTCGATGATATTTCCGGCTTCGACGGGTCGGTAATGGAATCCCTGCGGAAAAAGGACTATCGAAGCGCCTTTTTCCAGTATCTCGACGGGATCGGGGCGCAATCGGAAGGGGAATGGGCCGCGCTCCTCGCGCGGGCGGAATGCCTTGCCCTGGAAGAAGGCCTCCAGTGTCGCGGGCAAGGTAATCAGGAGCAAGGCAATAACGGAAAAGGCAGGGCGCAATAAAAGATGTTATCCACCAATGTACAAGCGGACTTCCTGGCCTTCGCCCGGCAAACCGGCAAACAGGCCGCCATCCGTTATCGGGATGGATTACCGCCGCAAGTCGCCGAGGCGGACCCCTGGGACAAATATGGGAAATTCGGGTGGGATTGTCCGGCAGGCCTATGAACAAGCCTTCTGGTCGGAACTCGCCACCGACAGAGCGGCCCATGAAGCCAAAATCAGGCGCAACGCCATCGGTGACTTGAAAGAGGCCTTCTACTTTCCGGGCAATGCCCTTGCAAGGATCGCAGATGGCGAATTCCGAAACGCGCTCGATGAGTGCCTCGCGGGCAAGGGTGATGATAGCTGTGTCTGGCTATCCCTATTGCTCTGGAAAAGGGCGCGGGAAACCCAACGGCGCGTGATGGACGCCGCCCGGCACAGGAAAGGACTGGAACACAGCGAATGAATCTTGCGGTATTCGAGAACAGGTACGCGAGATTTCATATGCCCGGTTGCCCGATAGAAGAACCGGAATCGTGAAGTCGAGGTAGATGTGATGTCTTTCTCGACATCTTTGTCGAAAAAGCGTGTAAATCAAAGGAATTAAATATGCTTCCTGAAACAGTTATACATATGCGTACGATGAAAGCATCTGGCAATGTGAAAAAAGATTATGCCGTTGGTTTCGATGGCGCCATGATTTCCGAGTATGGGGCACCTGTTGCCGGGGTCGCCAAAAGCGATGCCGCCGATGGCGAATATTATGATGCAGCGGTGGCGGGTGAGATTCGTTGGAAGGCTTATGAATCCATACCAGTTGGGAAAAAAGTTCTGAGTGATCAGAACGGCCACGCTTTCATTGCTAACCCTCTCAGTGTAATCGACTCAAATTATGGCGATACTGGTTCAAATATGCTTGCCAGTGGTGCCTACTACACTGTAGGTGGTTCTGTACCGTTAGAACATTCATTCGGATATGTGCTCGCTTCGGAAATTAATGAAGAGGGACATTTTGTTACCGTATTGGCAAGGGGATAAATTCTTATGACACCCATACATCCTGTCCTGACAACCGTTGTACAGGGCTTCAAGGACCAACTATTTGTCGCCGATGAGGTTATGCCATCCGTGCCCGTCGACCTTAACGAGGGCAAGGTCATCACGTTTGGGGATGATATCTTCGATCTCATTCAGTCCGAGCATTTTGGAACCGCCAATATGCGCTGGATCGATGTGGGCTACGCCCATGGCGTCTATAGCCTGGATGAATATGCCTTGGAGGGGCTTCTATCGACGAAAGAGATGGAGAAGGCCGCAAAATCGGACGGTGTACAGTTGGAAACGGTGTGCGTCAGTAAGGTTACGCAAGTCCTGGCCCTGCTGAAGGAATACAAGGGCGCCAATATCGTCCTGAATGCCGCCAACTACGACAACGATCACAAGGTCGATCTGGCGACGGAAAAATGGACCGATGACGCCAATGATCCGGCCAAGGATGTGGATGTGGCGCGGGATGCTGTTCGATCCTCTACCGGCTTGAAGCCAAACACCTTGCTGTTGAGCGATAAGGCATTCATGGCCGCCAAGCGCAACGCCAATGTCCTCAAGGTGTTCAAGCGCCAGAAGGCGGGCGCGGTCCCCAACGAAAGTTATATGAAGGAATATTTCGATGTAGAAAAAATCGTCGTCGGCAGCGCCTTTTACAAGAACGACCAAGCCGGGTTGACGGATATCTGGGGTCATGATGCCTGGCTGGGGTACGTAGCCCCTCCCAAGGGGGACCGGGCGGCGACCTCCATAGCAAAGTGGAGCCGAGCTTCGGTTATCGATATTTTCTCAAGAGGCATCCCCGTGTCTTGAAGCCCTATGAGGTCGAAAACCGAATCGCGCGCGCCTATCAACAGCAAGACGCCTACAAACATATCCTCGCCTTCCCTGGCGCGGGGTATCTCTTACAAAACGTCGCCTAACAGGATCGATCATGAATAAGTACAAAATACGTTCCCCCTTCAAATATGGAAAACGTATCTACAAGCCGGGTGATGAAGAGGATCTCGCTACCCTGTCGGATAGTGACGAAGCCGTAAAGGCCTTGCTCGCATCCGGCAGCCTCGCATTGGCGAATGAACCGGAAGAGGTCGAATTGCCCACGAAGGAAGATAAAGAAGAAAAAGGGAAGACAGGTGACCGGGATTGACCCCAATGACACGTCACCGCCCGAAGGCAGTGAGATCAAGGTGCGCGAGGCGGGATAGATGTCCTACATCACGCAGGCAGGGGAACTCATTACCCGCTTTGGCGAGGAGGAAATAACGCAACTCGCCGGGGATGACGCGGGCGGTATCGACGCTGCCGTCGTTGCCGTCGCCACTGCCGATACTGATGCCTTGATGGATGGGTATCTGATGGTGCGATACCAGCTTCCCTTTACGGAAACGCCGCCGCTCCTTTTGCCCGTCGCCGCCAATATCGCGCGTCATTTCCTGTATGCCGATCAGTCGGTCAAGCTCGTGGAAGAACGCTATCAGGACGCTGGATAGGGTAGCCAGGGGGGGCATTACGCTGCCTGGCGAAACGCCAGGTTCCACGAATACGGTGAATGACCGCGCGATGAGCGTTTACGAGCGAGAAAGGCTCTTTGAGCAGGACGTGCTGGATCGGGCCTTTCGACGATGAATACCCGCCAGGAAATACAGGCCCGTATCGAGGGGCAATGCCTCGATTTCAAGGAGGTCGCGGGCGCGGCTGATTATCAGGCGATATTGTCGGGGCGGATCAATGCGCCGGGCGCGTATGTGTTCCCGGATAGTCAGAAGGCCGGGGAGAATACCCTTGTGAATGGTATTTCCCAACGAGTTACCCGGCTGTTCGGGAACACTATCGCCGTCAGAAACGTATCTGGAACCAGGAACGTCGATAGTTCCGATGAAAATATGGATCTGTGCAATAAGGTGCGAGCGGCGCTGTTGGGATGGTCGCCAACCGATTGCGAACCAATGGAATACGTGGACGGACAATTGACGGCCATTCATAACGGTTTCCACCTTTGGATGGAGCGCTACCGGACGGCGACCCATATCAGAAAGGTGTAAAACCCAATCGGAGGTAAATATGCAACGGAAAGGCGGCACATTCATTGTCGATCCGCATTCCGGCAAGACCGTGGAGATCCCAGTGGGCGCCTCGCGGAAATATCTAAAGAACGAGCAAAAGAACGCCAGGCCGGAAAAAACACAGGAGAAGGCCCGTGGGCAACAAGGCAAAAAACAAAATCCTGCTGGCGAAGGTCGAGACCACATACGGAACTGATCCGACGCCAGATGGGAACAACAATGCGATCCTCATCAGCAATGTCACCATCTCCCCCATGGAAGGAGAAACCAAGGATCGGGATCTCGTGAACGGCAGGCTCGGCAATGAGCTTGTCTTGCATGTGGGAACCCATGTCAAGCTGGAGTTCGATGTGGAGGTGGCGGGTTCCGGCGAGGCGGAGACCATCACGGCGAGTGAGAAGGTGGAATACGCGCCCATCTCGGAAGGTGAGAAATCCGTCACGTTGTATTTCTATCTGGATGGTGCCCTACACAAAGTCATCGGCGCGCGGGGCTCCATGGATATCAAGATCAAGCCCAATGAGATCCCGCGTTTCCATTTCGTCTTTACCGGGCTATGGGTCGATCCCGCAGCAGTGACGAATCCAACGGGCGTTTTCACCGCATTTCAAGCTCCGCTCCCGGTAAGCAATAGTAATACGACCTTCACTATTGGCGGCGCGTCCGCCACCTTGTATGAATTCGAATGCAAGCAGGAAAACGCGGTCCGGTATCTGCACCGGGTAGGTCGTGAATCCGTGGAGATCACGGATCGCGCCCCGAAAGCCAGCGTCACCATCGACGCCCCCCCGCTTGGCGCGAAGAACTGGTTTACTGATGCCTTGGCAATAACGCAGGCGCGTTGCAACTCGTCCATGGCAAGACTGCCGGGAATATTGTCCAATTGGATATCCCGAAGGCGCAACCCATGAAGCCCGCCTATGGCGAGCAGGATGGTTTCGTTACCCTCAAGATGGATCTCAATATTATCCCCGACAGTGGCGATGATGACTTCACAATCACCGTAAAGTAACCATAAAGAAGCGTTGAATGGCCTTTATATTGTCCGATAAAGACAAGATCGTAAAACGAACCGTAGTGATAAATGTCCCGGTCGATGGAGATACGACGATGCGCCAGGAATTCACGGCGTCTTTTCGTGTCCTGTCGGATGCCCGATTGGAAGAACTGATGGACCAGGGAGAGGGGGTCTTTTTGAGAGGTATATTGGTCGGATGGGAAGGCATCGATGATGATGATGGAAATCCGGTTCCGTTCTCTCCTGACGCCGTCACTCACATGAGTGGGATCATTTATGTGCGCGCCGCCATCTATCGCGCCTACTGGCAGATGATGGCAGGGGATGACCCGATGCAGGAGGCCATTGTAAAAAACTCGCAAGAGAAGCGGCGGGGCCGGAAGGGAGGGACGAAGTAGTCGATGATCTCGCGGCCTTCGGAGCCGATGATGCGTTTATCGCCCGGTATCGCGCCCGGCAGACCGAACGACACATCGAGATCTTCCCGGAAAACAGGCAGGCCATCCTCGCCTGGCAAATCATCCAATCCCAGATGACGCGCGCCGGGTTGCGCTATGGAGATGTCCGGGCCGGGTTGGAAATGGCCGAATTCTCCATCACGCCGGAACTATTCGAAAAGCTGCGGATCATCGAAGCTGCCATCGTAAGAACCTGGAATGAAATAGACCAGGAAAGACGTCGGTAGGGCGAATAGGCACCCATACATCCACCATGTCAAACCTCGTCCTTAGTGCTCAGATACGCGGTGATGCTGCGCAGCTCGTCGGTGAACTGAACCGCGTCGACAGCGCCGTCGTTAGGGTCGGTAGCGATTCCCTACGCGCCGGCCGGGACATGGGGACCATGGAAAGCGAAGCCCAAGGGCTCGATACCACCGCGAAATCCCTGGTAGGCTCCCTGAAGAACATCGCCCTTGCTGCTGCTACCGGTTTTGGCATCAAGGAGACCGCATCCTCTTTCCTCGAAGCCAAGACCACCGCCGAGGGCTACGCCACCCGCCTCGAAATCCTGCTGCGCTCCACCAGTGAAGGGAACCGCGTGTTCAAGGCCATGGCCGAATACGGCGGGAGAGGTGCCTCCAATATAACGAAATCATGGGATCGGCTACCCAATTGGCTGGGATACTGAAGGGTGGCGTGGATGAAATCAAGGAATGGATGCCGCTGATTGGGGATCTCGCCGCCGCTTCCGGCAGCACGATACAAGAATCCACCGATCAGGTCTCCAGAATGTTGAGCGCCGGGGCCGGGGTCGCCGATCTGTTTCGGGATCGTGGCATCCTGGCCATGCTCGGGTTCCAGTCCGGGGTGTCCTATAGCGCCACGGAAACCCGCAAGCGCCTGATGGCGGAATGGAAAAAAACGGACTCCCAATTCCGGGGCGCTACCGACAAGCTGGCCAGGACCTGGGATGGGCTCATGTCCATGTTCGGGGATAAATGGTTCGCCTTTCGGAATACTGTCATGGACGCCGGGGTATTCGAGGAGATGAAAACCCGGGCGCGGGGCGTGTTGGATGAACTCAACACCCTGGAAGCGGATGGCACGCTACAAAAATGGGCCGAAAGCACGGCGGAATACGCCATGATGGGGGCAAGGCATGTCGATGACTTCGCCCTCGCCTTGATGGGGCTCTATGCCGCGCGAAGAGTGGGCCCCATGCTGCAAGCCACCACCGCGCGCATGCTGGCCTTTCGCGCCCAAACCCAGGCCGTCAATTACCTCTTGCCGACCACCGCCGCCTCTGTGCGTCGCGTCACGTTTTCCCTGCGCGCCATGACGTCCGCCACCAATTTCGCCAGGGGCGCTTTGGCTGCCCTTGGGGGGCCGGCCTATTGATAACCGGCGCGACGGCCTTGGGTTTTTGGGCCATGAACGCCAATTCCGCCGCCGAAGATTACGCCAGAAAGCTGCGGGTGTTGAAAGGGGACCCAAAGAAGATCGAACTTGGAGACCTCGAAAAGGAAATCGAGCGGGCCAAGGCGCGAATGGCCGACCTGAGGGCGGAATTCGACAAGGGAATCTATAATGGTTATTGGGGGGCATTCGCGGCCTCTCCTACGGGCCGGACCCGAAGGATCGGGAGCGATACCGGGATCTCGCCCACTTCGTGAATGCCGCGAAAGAGCGGGTGATCGAACTGAAAGAGGAGACCGGCGCGCTGTCGAAGATAACGAGAGAAGCGGCCAGGGAGGAGCAGACCCTCCTCGATAAACTCTTTCCAATGAAGGCGCTCGCCAAACAATATACCAATGACATGCAGGCCATCCGCAATATGCGCGCCGCTGGTATCCTCGATGCTAGGTGCGAGGGAGAGGCCATCGACGCATTGTCCGCCAAACATGCCAGGGAAATTCGGGGCATGCACGATAAGACCGAAGCCGCCAAAGCGCAGACTGCCGTCATGAAGGAAAGCAGGCGCGCCTATGAAGCAAGGCTAAAAAGCGGGGAAGGCCTGATGGATCGCCTGTTTCCCGAGGAGGCCAATGCCCGCGCCTATCAGGAGGAGCTGGCGTTGCTCGAAAGACGGCGGGCAGCGGGACGTATCTCGGCGGAAAAGGCGCGAGAGGCCGAATTCAAATTGACTCTCGCCTATGTTCAGCAGCAAGAAGAAGCGAGGAAATCCGCCCAAGCGTCTATCGAAGGCCTGAATGATTTGGAGCGCGCCGCCGATAGAACATTCAGGAATATCGACATGGCGGTATCGGGAGCGATGTATTCCGCCGAGGACGCCTTTGTCCGGTTCGTGAAGACCGGGAAGCTGGAATTTACCGATCTCATCAATGTGATGGTGGAAGAAATGCTGCGCTTGCAATTTCGAGAAACCATGGCGCCCGCCCTGATGGGCGGCCTGAATTCCCTGGTGGGCGGATTGTTCGCGCCAACCGCGCCCAATGCGCTGGCTACGGCCACTACGCCGTACCTGCCGGGGGACATGTGGGCGGATGGGGGCGTCGGGTGGTTCGAGGCGAATGCCTTCCATCGCGGCGGCACGGGAGAGAACGAGGCATCCTTCAAAAGGGTGGTTTCTCCCCGTGTTTTCCGTGATGCCCCAAGGTTTCATGCCGGGATAGGGCCCGATGAAACACCCGCCATCATACGGAAAGATGAAAGCGTACTTACCCCCGGTCAGATGCGGGCTTTGGCCCCCGCGTCGGAAGCCGCGCGCGGCGATACCATTACCTATGCCCCCGTGTTCCAAATCGATGCGCGGGGCGCGAATGATCCCGGTTTGGAGAAGCGGGTGTATGCCATCGCGAAAAGGGTAACGGCGGATGGGTTCAAGGACTTTTCACGCCGGATCGGGCGAGGCGGCGCAACCGCTAAAATGGTAGGACGCAGATCATGAGCATACGTGATTGGCCCCAGGATATCAGGCCCGCATCCATGGGGTGGCTTTTGCGCGCCAACACCATGGCCCATCGTTCTCCCTATACAGGCTCGACGGAAACGCAGGAACTGCCCGGCGCTCGTTGGGTCGTGAAAATGAGCTTCGGTAACATGAGGCGTTCCGAAGAACAGCTATTACAAGCCTTCATCAACGATTCAAGAGGAATTTCAGGCCGTTTCAGGCTCTTTCACTTCGTGCGCCCAACCCCATTGGGAACGGTTACGGGAACCCCAAGAATCAAAGGCGCGGAACAAACCGGTGCCTCCATTCTGGTGGATGGTCTTCCCGCGAATGAGACTGGCGTATTCGAGCCGGGCGATCTCATCGGCATCGGCGAGGAACTCAAACAAATCACCGCCCGCGTCGATAGTGATGAAAATGGCGAAGCGAATATTGCGTATTCCGACGCATCGTGACCAGCCATTCCGAAGGAAAATGACCGCTGATTCCGATTTGTTCGTGACCGATTTTCCAACTTTTCCAGAATCGGCGGTCACGATAGCGGAATTCACGGTCATTTCCCCGGAATCTTCTCTAACACATTGAGCGCACTGGAATTTTCTCAAACAAAGGCATTCTTCCCAGTTTTTGGGAGAAACTCATGCCAACAAGAGGAATTCCGATGCGAAAAATCCAAGAGATTTTACGTCTCAAGCATGAATCGAAACTAAGCCACGAGAAGATCGCCGGTGCTCTTGGGCTATCCAAAGGCGCCGTTGCCAAATACATTACT